ATGTTGTCTTTTGAGGAACATCAAGAGTTAGGTTCAGACCTTCAAGACGTCTACAACCTTTTAGTAAAATCAAGCACTACCCTGAGCCGTAAGTACCCGAAAAGCAGCGAACAGGCCAAAATGGCGACTGAAGCAAATGAGCTTGTTTTAAAGATACGTTCGCTTATGGATAATGTTGCTTTCAAAGAGTATCCCCAAAAAGAAAAAGAAGTTGTTAATCGGCTTTATTTCCCTGGGAAAAGCAATCCTGATCAATAAGCCGTTTCAAACCTTCGTAAGCCCAGTCCCTGATCGCGTCGATCTCTTTCAGGAGTTCATGGAAAAGGTCTCGGGCCGGGCTTGCCGGGCGATATCCAAAGTCTATGGTAAGGCAGCGACGGTTTTCTACGCTTAGTGTGCTGGTTTCAAGGACCAGCTTGCAGGTAGGTGAAAAGTGAAAGCTGTCTCCATGCATCACGCTGGCAGTCACAAATTCGCCGGTAACGATACATTTGAAGTAGGCGTCATCCAACTCATCAGGACTTCCCAGTGTGGACGTGTTCAGCCATTTGTCTTTCAGCTCCGCTCGAAGAAATTCATTTTTAAAACCTGAATTTGCAACGTAGGATGTCTTTTCTGTTCCCACCATCTCCCTGAGAATTTTGACAAAAACTGTTTTTCCCCAACCCTTCCCGGAAAGAACCAGAGCCTTCCCCCAGCAGGATTGCGGCGCAAGGCATGAGCCTGCAAACTCTTGGAGCTGTTTTACGGCTTCGTCGTTTCCATTTGTCACTTCATTTAAAAAGTTGATCCATGCCGGGCAATTGTACTCTGTTGTCGTCTGTTTCATTTATTCACCTTATTGGTTGATATGTGTTGAAAAGTAGGTAATGCGATCAGCCGTTATTTATCGTTGTTTGATTCGGATATTTTGGGTTGTTCCACATGGCTTAACGATTCAATGGGGACACTCTTGGCCTTCCCCACCAGCCAGACGAGTTTGCGTATCCCGCCCATGTTGGCGATGGCTCTAATTGTGTATTCGTTCCCGTCGTGGGGGCCTCCGACGGTGGGGTGGTAATGGACTTTTTGGTTTATTCTGTAATCAGGCATTGTTCTCTGATCCTTATGTTTAGATTGGTTGTTTTTGTATTTGTTGTAGATGGTTTAGAGAGCCTTTTTCGATTAAGACGCTGATTAAAACAACAATCAATTTCAAAGCAATCATGGAGCATCTTGCTCTATATGTCAATATGATTAACGTAGTGGCTCTATGTGTGTTCTATGGAGGGGTGTTTTTTTTGTGTTTGATAAGTGCACAAAATTTCCAAATAACATTGAAATCTGTACCGCACAGATCCAATCGCATTATCGTCAGAGTTTTTTAAAAGAGAGCTGTTTCGGCTCTAAGGTGGGGTTAGGTCCGAGTGGTAGTTTTTGGCGTGGATAATTATGATTTTTAGGTTGCTGCGTTTCGGTAGTAATAAAGTGGGGCTTGATAACTTGGTTGATATGTTTTAATAGGGTGATTTATGTTGGTCTGTGTGTTTGGGGGAATAGTGCATTATTTTAAACGTTTGTACTTTTTCCAAATGCGTGGTAGTTGCTTTTAAAATTACTATTATTGGATGACAGGAAATATAGATGAGCATTGTGGGGGAGCATGAAAAATAAATTATTGTTTTCTTTTTTAGTGCTGTTTTATATTGCACTTTTGTCTCTAATTATCGGGAGGGTATACCATACCGTCTCCGCATACGATTTGGTGAAATTAGTCGCTCTGTTAGGTGTTTTGTTCGCGTCTTTGACATATCTGGTTATTGCTCAATTCAAAAAAAGGCGAGGTGAAAATGAGTGATAGATTTGCGCGAAAATATATTTTTATACTTGTCTCTGCGCTTTCTATTGCAGGTTGTAAAGCTAATGACGTGTCCCATCAAGAATTGCCAACGTGGGGCACTATGCCTGTGCCGATGACAACGCCCTTCAGAACTTCAAATATCTCAGCGCATACGTATGAATATATATATTCATATGATGACGTTTCTGGAGGCTATGGGGCATATACGTACGTTTTGCTTGGATGTGAAGGGGGCGACCAAGAGGCAGGTATGTTGTATGAAGCTCTGATCAAACAAATTGAAGAGTGCTCTTCCGAGAAAAGTGAGCTTGATCATCTCCAAAAAAATAAACTGAATATTTTTTTAATTCCCAAAAGGGAAGGTGTGTTAGGTGATGTAGAAGTTAACTATAAACTTTCAAAGAAAATTTTAACCTCGTTTGCAGTCCATTCATCGGGGGAGTTTTCAGAGCCAGGTCCGTACTTAATAACTACTTCAAAAAAGATTAGCGAATACAATAATGACGAGGAGATTGGTCTATTCTATGTCGATCTAACAGGGATGAATATTAAGGCGATTAATGAAATAGTTAGTGTGTATAAACACAAGCTAATTGATAATGATATAAATAGTGTTGAAAAGTTGGAATCATTCAAAATATCAATTTTAAACTTAGCTTTAGATATTGAAGATAGTATCGGTTTCGCTAAAGTCGCCTATGCCAATTTTCGAAAAATTTTCGATTCAAATTGAGGGCTTGGTCAATAATATCAATGCCACGTCGCTGTGTCGGCCGCTTGGAGTGTGGTGAGTCCTGTATATTTGATTTTGGGTATAAATGTTCAAACAAAGCGATGTGTTTTTTTAGGGTATGGTTTGTTTGACTTTATTAACGCATTATAAATCCTTAACCGTGCCGAACAAACAGTTTCAAGGTTAACCCCTGTAATGTCTCCGTAACAATTATTTCTGCAATTGCTGTATACTTCTTCGAGGTTGAGGCACCCATTGGCCTTCATTCGATACAGATCTGGTGTCGGAGCCCAAAAGAGAAAGCCGATGATCCCTGCATCTTTTTCTTTTGCGCTGTTGCTCAGGTAGTTTGCATGAAGGGGGGCTGCGTCGTTCATGACGTGACCAAGGCTGAAGTGTCCGAGTTCATGGCCAATTCCCAAGATTAAATCGATGTCAGGTTGGTGGGGGTTGTATAGGATGATGTTATCGGCTTTGTAACGGAGTGCACAGGCATTGAGGACCGAGTTGTCTTCAAGTACAATGATGTTGTGCTTCCCGGCCAGTTGAATTAGGTCATTTTTTGAAAACGGCTTTCGGTTGAACCCTTGCCACTTTTTTTCTAAATCAAAAATTGCATTGTAAACCAAACTCACTAAAAACCCCGTTTTGCTAATTGCGCCTTGATATTCTTTTCCATCTCTTCGAAAAAACTACAAGCTTCGTTATAAAACCCTTCCTCTGTAAGTTCTCCTTTTAAAAATTTTGCTATCAGTTCGGGTTTTTCATTGCTGTCTCGACCTCCGTGGAAAGACATGAAACCCGTGATATTGTGTTTTTCAGCGGCGATTCGTGCAATGGCCCAGGCTCGCTCTTCAAGGGGAAGCATCATCACTTCATTGTATTTGGGAAAAGGCTCATTGGGTTCCTGGGGGGCTCCAAGGTTGAGCATTTTTTCATAGGTGAGTCCGAAAATCTTGGCGATCTCCTCCTGGAGATCCAGTGAGGCTCTTCTTCGGCCCTTCACAATATCGTTAATGTGTTTGGTCGATTTTCCCGTCACCCGAGCGATTCTGGCTTGGGATCCTCTGCCTTCCTTATTTAGCAGCTCGATAAAGATCTGGAGCCATTTGTCGTAGATTGAAGTTTTCATAAAAAGCAATGTAGCAACATGCTCCATTTTTTCAATCTCCCGAATTGTTCTATCTATGAGTTGACAATATAGAACATATTGCTCTATAAGATTTGTCTATGAAACAATATATCCTCGCACAAAAGATAGGGGTGGTTCCCAAGCATCTGAGCGATATTAAGAATGGTCGCAGGAGAGTAACGCCCTCACTTGCATTGAAAATCGAGCAAGTAACCGGGATTGATCGGCGCAAATGGTTGTGGCCGGATGAGTTTGGTTGCCCCTGGGAAGAGCTTAAAAAAATATGATGTGTCGTTATGACGCTTCATCTTTTGAGCCCAGCCTAGGGCCGCAGCATAGCCACTTTATAGAACCGAGTGCGCCATGTGGATACAGAAAAGCTAATGGGAGGTTTTGGGAATGGTTTTAGGTGACACGGAGCGTGATGAGATCACCAACGAAGCCAATGCAGCGGTGAAGCACCGGTGCTTGAAGTCGGAGGTGGTCAAGCGGATCGCTGAGCGGATGTCTCTTTCGGAGGCGACCATTTACGACTACCTGGCAGGCCGCATCAAGATGAACCTTCGCCTTTTAAAGGCGGTGGTGGCGGTGACGGAAGATCCGTTTTTGATGAGGTATCTGGAGCCGGAAGGCATGAGCCTGGTCACGAAGGAGGATGTCTTCTGTCCCACGGACAACTGGGACAAGGAGTCCTTTGACGTGGTGTCGGCTATTTCGACGCTTCGGGAGAAGGCCCAGGAGTTGATGACCAACGGGAAGCCCACCAAGAATGCCCAGCTTGAACTGCTGGCAAGTTTTAAGCAGTGCCGCAGGGAGCTGGACGAGCTGGAGGCGCTGATTTTGGGGAGGGTAAGCAAGGAGAAGGCCGCTTGACTGAGAAGCGGTGGATTTCATTTGAACAAGAGGCAAAAGAAAAGGCCCCGACAGCTGGCACTGTCGAGGCCCTAAAAACTGAAATAAACCAAGAAATATGTAACACACGATTTTACTCTGAACAAGAGAAAAGTTGTGTTGTTGGAAAGGCTTAATTGATATGGGTATCGCCCTGGATAAGTTGACCGAAGCCCAAAGGGCCGACATTGCAAAATCGCTGTTCTGTGTGGACGAAAAAGCATCAACCGAGGCGGAACTTCGGGGCCTGTGCCCCATTCATGAGGAGACGAATCCCTCCTTCAGTTACAATGTGAAAAAAGACGTTTACCATTGCCTTGGGTGTCAGGCAAGCGGCGACCTGGTGAAGCTGTACAGCCTGTGCCGTGGCCTGGACGCCAAGGATGGTTTTAAGGCCTTTTTGAATGAATACGGCATTGAGACCGACCGCAACGCGTCTGCCGGATCCCCGACGCCCCATCAATCCAAACCCCAGCCAAAAGTTAAAATTAGGGTAGAGCCCGAAGTGGACGCCCTTGATTACACCACCATGCGGGAAGCCTGGGCCAAGTTTCCGCCCCTTCCCGATTCCTGGGTGGAGCGCCTGGCCCAGACCCGTATGTGGACCCGGGAGGCCATCGAGGCCCTGGGCCTTCGCATGCAGACCCACCGGCAGGACAGCAAGACGGGGGAGCTGGTTCCCATCAAGAACCCGGACTGGCGGAAGATCGCTTTCCCCATCCATGAAGACGGGGAGCTGGTGAACATCATCCTCTACAAGCCCGGGGCGACCGAATACAAGATGGTCTCCTGGGCCAAGGGCTTCGGCCAGACCCGGCTGTTTCCCCCGGCCCCCCTTAAGGAAGGGCCCGTCCTCTACGTGGAGGGCATCACCGACGTGGTGTGCGCGCTCTCCATGGGTTTCAACCCCATTGCCAACACCACCAAACCGAAGAGGTGGGCGCAGGCTCACCTGAACCAGCTCCTGGACCGGGACATCATCGTGGCCCGGGACTGCGACCAGCCGGGCATGACCTACGGGGACGTCTCCTGTCAAAACCTCTACACCGTGAGCCGGAGCCTGAAGCTCATCAACTGGCCCGGTTTCATGGGGCGGCGCGACGACGGCCAGTGGCCGGAGAAGCACGGGGAGGACCTCACCGACTTTTTTGCCAAGCACGGCCAGACTCCCGATGACCTGCAAAACCTCATCGACCATGCCGAGCCCTACATCATGAAGGACTCCGGGGAGATCTCCTGCGCCCGGGAGTTCTTTTCCTATGGGGTAGGGGATCGGCTCTCCTTCAAGCCCAGGCTCCTGGCCGAGCGGATCCTCCAGGACCTTTCGCTCCTGAACGACCCGGAGACTGGCCTTCTGTACAAGTGGGCCAAGACCCACTGGGTGGTCTTCAAAGAGGACCACGTCAAGAAGCGGTGCATCAAGCTGCTCGGGGAGGAGTCCAAGGCCAACCGGGTGAGCGATGCGGCCCTTCAGGCGCGGATGCTCAGCACCATTCCCCACGGCAGGGCGGTGAACGACCAGGACGACTGGGTGTGCCTTGAAAGCAGCATGCTTAATTTAGAAACCCTTAAAACACGCCCTCACCACGTAAGCTTTTATAGTACATGCTGCCTCCCCATCGACTATGACGGCCACACCAAGGCCCAGCCGGAGCGGTGGTTTCAATTTCTGGAGGAGACGATCCAGACTCCGGCGGTCATCGACCAGCTCCAGGAGTTCTTCGGGTATTGCCTGACGCGGGACACCCGTTACGCCAAGGCGCTTTTTCTCTTTGGGCCGGGGGCGGACGGTAAGTCCACGGTGATCAAGATCCTGCGGCACATGGTGGGCCTTCAGAACTGCTCCTCCATCGGCTTTGCAGACCTTGAGGACCAGTTCCTTCGGTCCAGCCTCTACAACAAGCTGCTGAACATCAGCACGGAGGTAGGGGCCAAGGCCCTGGACAGCCCCTTTTTCAAGGCCATCGTCACCGGGGATCCCATCACGGCGGCCTTCAAGCACCAGGACGCCTTTGACTTTACGCCCTATTGCAAACTGATCTTCGCGGCCAACAAGAAACCCCGCGTCCTGGACAACTCGGACGGCTTCTTCAGGCGCGTGTTGCCCATCCAGTTCAAGCGGCAATTCCTGGGCAAAGACGCCGACACACAGCTTGAAGAGAAGCTGCTGGAGGAACTCTCCGAGATCTTCGCATGGTCCCTTGAGGGCCTCCATTGCCTGCGCAAGCAGGGGGGCTTCTCCCACAGCAAGGAAACCGATGATCTCCTCATGGAGTACAAGTTCAGCAACAACCCGATCCTGAGCTATGCCGAGGACCGGTGCGACGTGGGAAAGACCGCAGGATACACCGCCAAGGATGTCCTGTTCAGGGATTACAACGAGTGGGCCAGGGGCCGTAATTTTGCCCCCATGAGCTACGACAACTTCTTTCGGGAGCTGTACCTGGCGATTGATTGCCTGGCCCAGTATCGGGCCCGTGAGGGGCAGAAGAGGGTGCAGTGCGTCAAGAACATCAGCCTGAAGATTATCTCCTGATGTCCCCCGCCCCCTTGAGTCCGGAAGGGCCGCCGATTCCCCGAGAAAATGGTCAGGGGTTGGTCAGGGGGTGGTCAGGGGGTGGTCAGCCCTGACCGCAAGACCCCTGACCAGATATCACCAATGAAGTCGGGCTGATAGGTGGGGTGGTCAGCCCGGTCAACCCTAAACACAACCTATTGCGTATGCATGCGTTAAGAGGCCCCTTAAAAAAGTTTTTGTTTTCTAAAAAAAAGGGCTGACCTCCCTGACCAAATAAAAGAATTCAGGGGCTTAACCCCTGACCGCCCCGCCTGACCGGGGGTGACCGGGTTGACCGGTGAGGGAAGGGGGGCCGGAGAGGCCCAAGCGGCTTGGGTCCTTCTCAGGCTTTGCCCCATGCGGGTACGAATGAGCGCGATAGTTCTTCGCACTTAAATTTTAAAACGAGCTGGAAAAATGGAAACCACTGAAAACACAGCAACGGCTATCAACCCCGGCACACCGGCAACCTTCACGGCAGCAGACGCCCTGGCGGCCTTTGGGCCTGAGTTCCTGGATGCCGGGTTTTGCCAGGACTGGGTTCTGCGGCGGCTTCATCCCGCCGGTGTCTTTTGTCCCGGATGCGGGGCGGCAATCGAAGGTGACAATCGGCTGCAACGTTTCTGGAACGGCCTTCGCCTGACCTGCCCGGCTTGCGGGAAATTCTTTACAGCGCTTACGGGTACGTTTCTGGCCCGGAGTCAACAGAGCTTCACGGAGCTGGTGCTTTTGGCCTTCCTCCTTGAGGCCGGGTTCTCGAACACAGAAACAGCACGGCTCGTCCGGAACCATCCCAATACGGTTCGTATGTGGCGACTGAAGTTTGAAACACTCAAAGAAGTTGAAAGTCTGATTCATGCACATTGAATTTTTAGAAGTCGAGACGCTCGTTCCGTACGTCCGGAACCTGAAGAACCACCCCAAGGGCCAGGTTGAAAAGATCTGCTCTTCCATCGAGACCTTCGGGTTTCGCATCCCGCTCCTGGTGGATGATGACCTGGTTATCATTTCTGGTGAGGGAAGGCTTTTGGCTGCTCAGCAGCTTGGAATGGCCACCGTCCCCTGCATCCGCGTGGCGGACCTGACCCCGGAGCAGATCCAGGCCTTCCGCATTGCGGACAACAAAGTGGCGGAGTCCGATTTCAATCTGGACGAGATCGCCCTGGAGCTGAAGGAACTGGCGGATCTCGACTTTGACCTTGAAGCCACCGGGTTCGACTGCTCGGAGATTGATCACCTCATCGGGGATCTTCTCCTGGAGTCCGGCCAGACGGATCCCGATGCCGTGCCCGAGGTGGACGAGGCTGCGGATTCCCGTTGCCAGGCCGGGGACCTCTGGATTCTGGGGGAGCATCGGCTTCTCTGCGGGGATGCCGTGGAACATGAAGATTTCTTAACGCTCATGGATGGCGAGTCGGCCAACATGGTGTTCACCGATCCACCGTATAACGTGGATTACACAGGCGGCACCGAGAAGAAGTTGAAAATCGAAAACGACAACCTGAACAACCAGAAATTTTATGACCTTCTCTTCGGTGCGTTTACCAACATGTGTGAGCACACCGTTCCTGGTGGCGGCATCTACGTTTGCCATTCGGACGCGGAGTGGAAAAATTTCAGGGAGGCCCTGGCCAACTCCGGCTGGCTCCAGAAGCAGTGCCTCATCTGGGTAAAGAACGGCTTTGTGCTCGGCAGGCAGGATTATCACAGCAGGCATGAGCCCATCCTTTACGGATGGAAGCCGGGCGCGGCCCATCGGTGGTTCGGGGGAAGAAAACAACAGAGCGTCACTGAGAGTGACTCCCTGATGACAATCGAAAAAGAGGAAGACGGCCAGTCCATTTTAACGTTCACGGATGGAATCCAGCACATCGTGGTTCGGGTTCCTGATTATGAGCTTCTTTTCCAGGGGGATGATGCGCTCACCTCCATATGGAACGTTGCCAAACCGCTGAAGAGCAGCGACCACCCCACCATGAAGCCGGTGGCCCTCATCGAACGGGCCATTCGCAACTCATCAAAGCGGGGGGAGATTGTCCTGGATTGCTTCGGCGGCTCCGGTTCAACCCTCATAGCATGTGAACGTACCGGCAGACGATGCCGCACCATGGAACTGGGAACCCATTACTGCCAGGTCATTGTAAAGCGTTGGGAAGAATTCACCGGAAAAAAAGCTGAGGTTGTACGGATTTGACGGAACAAAAAGACACGCGAGATATCAACGACATTGCAGGGGAGCTGAGCGACCGGGATTTCAAGGTGCTGCTTAAAGCAAAGCAGCAGGCCCAGCTCCGGGTGGCGCAGGAGCCCACCGCCGAAAATGTCCGTACCTTAAACCAGATCAACAAAGCTTTGCATGACCTCGGCCAACAGAAAAAAGGGCCGGAAGAGATGTCTACTCCAACACTACCAAACCCGTTAGCCGTGACAGAATATCTGAACGACAAGGGTTGGAAGGTTTCAAAATCAAGTGTCTACGGGCATTTGAAAGAGGGGAAATTAAAAGCGGTGGACGGGGTATTCCACATCAAGGACGTGGAAAAATACGCAGCCCTTCACCTGAAAAGACAGGACGGCACCAGCCCGGCCGAAGAGGCGGGCCAGCTCCAGAAAGAAAAGCTGGAAGCTGAAACCAGAAAGGCAAAAGCCCAGGCCAAGCACTGGGAGATGAAGACCCTGGTGGAGTCCGGCCAGTACATCGACCGGGATCTGTTCAACGGGGAGCTGGCCGCACGGGCCTCCATCTTCCGAAACGACCTGGAAACTTTTTTCAGATCTAAGGCAGGAGAGATGGTTAAGCGGATGGATGGCTGTACGGACAAAACCTCAGATTTGGTGGATTATTGCCTTGATCAGGCGGAGGATTTCTTCGGGCGGTATTCAGAGCCGAAGAAATGGCAGGTTCCACGGGTTGAGATGAAGGAGGATGTTCAAGAGATTGAGGAGGACGAGGCATGACAACGATGGACACAATCACATTTACCGAAGGGGAGCGCCAGATCTTCAAGGCCAAAGAGAAGCTCACCGTTTCTCAGTGGGCAGAAAAATACCGGCGGGTAACCAAGGGGTCGGCACCAGGGCAGTGGACCAATGAGCTCACCCCTTACCTGGTGGAGCCCATGGACGCCTGGAACAGGCCCTGGGTGCAGAAAATCTTTTTGTGCTTTGCCCCGCAGACGGGAAAAACCCAAGTGGCGATCAACTGCATGGAGTATGCGGTGGACCAGGACCCCGGCCCGGCCATGTATGTGATGCCCGATGAAAAGTCCGTCAAGAAGATCAACCGGCGGCAGATCATCCCCTCCCTAAAGGCCTCTCCGAGAACAGCGGATCTTTTGAGCAAAAAGGCGGACGATGTTTCGACCTACTCCATCAGCTTTACCAACGGCATGGACATCCTCATGGCCTGGGCCACCTCTCCTGCCGTGCTGGCCTCAGAGTCCATCCGGTATCTCTTCTTTGATGAGCCGGGAAAGTACCCGGAGTTCTCCGGCAAAGAAGCGGATCCGTTTAGCCTGGGCGAGGTGAGGACCAACGTCTACCCCTTTACCAAGAAGATCCTCTACTTCTCTACCCCTGCTGACCATGACGATGGGTTCGACAGGCTCATGAAGGAGGAAGTGGAGCTCTGGTATTTTTACGAGGCCCTTTGCCCTATTTGCGGGACCTTCCAAAAGATGGAATTCGGAAGCATTCACTGGCCCAAGGGCTCCCAAGCGGATCCGCGAACCGTCGTCAGGAAGAAGTCGGCCCGGTACACCTGCACAAAGTGCGGCATGGATTGGGACGACACCGATCGGGACCGGGCTGTCAAAAACGGGCGATGGGTGCCGGAAAAAGAGATACCCCGGGCTGTCTCCGTGGGCTACCACCTCCCCTCCTGGTACTCACCCTTTGTGAGTTTTTCCGAAGTGGCTGCTGCCTTCCTCAAAGGGCTTAAGGAACCGCGTAAAATGATGGCCTTCGACACCCAGTACAAGGCCGTTTCCCATAAGCCGATTATGTCCACTGCCGATGAAGATGAATTGCTTTCCCATAAGACAGACATCCCACCTGGCCTCGTGCCCAAAGAAGCCATAGCACTCACCTGCGGCATCGACATGCAGAAGAGCAACTTTTATTTTGTGGTCAGGGCCTGGGACAAGGACCTCACCAGTTGGCTCATCCAGTACGGGACCCTCTCCGATTGGGATGCCGTTGAAGATCTTGTCTTTAACACACGGTATCCAGTTCAAGACTCGCAAGAGACCATGGGGATCTTTCGGGCTGCCCTCGATACCGGTGGCGGCATAAACAGCGATGATACTTGGTCCCGAACGGAAGAGGCCTACGAATGGCTGAGGGACAACAGCCGGGGCGTGATTTTTGGGATCAAGGGCTCATCAAAAGGGCAACTTCAAAATGTGCATATGAAGGTCATGGACAAGCTGCCTCGAAGCAGCAAGCCCATCCCAGGAGGCCTGGAGCTTAGATTCTTGGACACACAGAATCTGAAGGAGCTGCTACACGTCCGCCTTGGCAATAAAGAAGCCGATCCTAAAACAGGACGAAAAGCCGACAAGCAAAGATTCTACCTGCATTCCGAGACAGACGTAAACTACGCTAAGCAGTTCCTCGCTGAAGAGAAGCGCCGGGACAAGAAGACCAGAAAGGTGAGCTGGCAACAGATCGGCGGACGAGCGAACCATTTACTGGACTGCGAGGTGTACGCGGCAGCTTGCGCCGATTCGTCCTGGATGCCGAGCATCCGGTTCCTATCAAAGGTCGAAGAAAAGAAAAAAGCCGCCCCCAAACCAAAACCGGCCCCAAAACAAGAGGCCCAGGACGTCCGACAAAGAATCACAGGAAATCGAAACCGGCCCAGTTGGTACAACAAGAGGTAGTGTAAAATGATTGAACGAACGGTGAATGTAATGGAAGCGGCTGAGATGATCCCCTGCTCACGATCTCACGTCTACAAGCTATTGGAGGTTGGTGAGATCGAGGGTTACTATACGGGGAATCGAAGGGGGCTGCGGGTGATTGAGGGAAGTGTGGAGGCGTTTGTGGAGAGGCGGAAGGAGGAGGCTGGGGTGGGGGTTTAGAGGGATGTCTACACGTAGACATTTTTTAAATAACAGCTTGTTCCTCCAGAGGTTATGGCCATTCGAAGGCATTGCAATTATCACAAATTAGGGCTATCAAACACTGGTGTAAAATGAAACCAGCTGCCCTTACCGATGAGGGCTTGGTAAGTCTGACTTATTATGTTTTCGTAAAAAAATCAAAAATATTTATTGGATAAGGCATAGCCGATCTATGAATTTTGAAAAATTAGAAGCTGATATTTTTTCCCTTGTAACGAATCTTGATGAAACAACATTTATTTATGATCTTCTACGGGTATACGGACTGCCGAAAGCATCCATTACCCGTCTAAAGAAGGGTAGTTATAATCTTTCAAAGACATCCGGTGAAATACTCTGGAAAAAAAATATTTTTTTCAAAAAAGAAATCGACAAAGACCTTCACGGACTTATCTATGAGTTAAGAAGTGATTCTTCAATTCTCAGGCATACACCTCGTTTTATAGTCGTAACAAATTTCAAGACGTTGCTGGCTTTAGATACCAAAACTGACGATACACTTGATATTCCGATAATTGACCTTGTAAAACATTGTGATTTTTTTCTTCCGTGGGCAGGAATGGAAAAGGCACAGGTCCAAAGTGAAAACCCGGCAGACATAAAAGCCGCTGAACGAATGGGGCGACTCTATGATGTGATTTTAGAGGATAACCCCACAGAGTACGAAAATGACAGACATGCGTTAAATATTTTTCTTTCTCGTTTGCTGTTTTGTTTTTTTGCGGAAGACACTGGTATTTTCGAGGATGGTCAGTTCATAAATGCTGTGGCCTCTCATACTTCAGAAGATGGTAGTGACTTACAGGATTATCTTCAAAAATTATTTAAGGTGCTAAGTGTTTCCGATCGAAAAGGCTACCCTCACTTTTTGGCAGCGTTTCCATATGTTAATGGTGGGCTTTTCGCTGGTGAGTATCTCGTACCAAAGCTTAGCGTAAAATCGAGGCGTATTATTATTGAGTGCGGTGCGTTAAATTGGAAAGACATCAACCCTGATATTTTCGGTTCCATGATTCAAGCCGTTGTGCATAGTGATCAGCGAGGGGGGCTTGGGATGCACTACACATCGGTGTCGAATGTCATGAAAGTCATTGAACCGTTATTTCTTAATGATCTTTACGATGCATTGGAGAAAGCAGGAACCAGTAAGAAAAAGCTGGAATCCATTTTGGACCGCCTCTACAATTTGCGTATTTTTGATCCTGCGTGTGGTTCAGGCAATTTTTTGATTATCGCTTATAAAGAGCTTTGTAAGCTAGAGATTGAAATATTTAAACGATTAGAAGAAAAACAACTATTATTTCGGTTTGAAGGTAATATCAGGCCATCCCAATTTTACGGGATTGAACTAGATGACTTCGCCCATGAAACTGCGAAGCTCTCACTATGGCTTGCTGAGCACCAAATGAACCTTGCGTTTAAGGATGTGTTTGGTGAAGCTCGGCCAACACTTCCGTTACATGATGGAGGTAATATTGTTTGTGGTAATGCAACTCGGCTGGACTGGGAAGATGTATGCCCAGTGGATGATAATTCCGAAACATATGTTTTAGGAAATCCTCCATACGTGGGATTTAAAATGCAAAATGCATCCCAGAAGTCCGATATGGCGATGGTTTTTGATGGAATAAAAAATTACAAAAAGCTCGATTATATTGCCTGTTGGTTTATGCTTGGCGCGAGATATATCCAAAATAAAAGTGCAAAATTATCTTTTGTGTCAACGAATTCAATTAATCAGGGAGAACAGGTCGAGATTCTTTGGCCAAATCTATTTGATTTGAAAATTGAAATATTTTTTACTTATTTATCATTTAAATGGTCAAATAACGCAAAGAATAATGCCGGTGTTATATGCGTAATTATAGGCCTTAGAAAACCAACCGAGGGAATAAAGCTTATATTTGATGGGGCCGTAAAAAAACAAGTTAAACAAATTAATGCTTATTTAATTGATGGCGAACAAATTTTTGTAAAGAAAAGAAAAACGCCGATTTCTGACTTTCCTAAAATATCGGATGGTAGTGGTGCTTTGGATGGCGGCAATTTAGTGCTGAACGACCAAGAAAAAAATAATTTAATAAAAAAGTACCCTGAATCGAAACAGTTGGTAAGACAATTGATGGGGTCTAGTGACTTCATTAAAGGAAATTTAAAATGGTGTCTATGGATAGAAGACGTAGACTTATCTTTGGCGTTGAGTATTTCAGATATCAAGGAGAGGATAGACAAAGTTCGGTATTGTCGTCAAACAGGTGGCACTCGTGGGCAGAATTGTATTAATACACCTCACCGCTTTGCCTGGATAAATAGACCAAAGAAAAGTCAATTAATTATACCTACTGTCTCTTCGGAAAGACGTTCATATATACCAATTAGTTATATAGATATAGATATAGTTGTTAGTAACTCTGCGAGTGTTGTTCATGATCCTGAGCCCTACCTTTTTGCCATTTTATCTTCCCGTATTCATATGAATTGGGTTCGTGTTGTTGCTGGCCGCCTTAAAACTGATTACCGATATACCTCAGCTCTCTGCTACAATACGTTTCCCTTTCCAGCTATCACAGAGAAGCAAAGAGGTATTCTCGAAGATCATGCGTTTAAAGTTTTAGATGAACGTGAATTATATACTGAAAAAACTATGGCTGAGCTTTATGATCCTGACAAAATGCCCGATGGTTTACGACAAGCTCATCATGAAATGGACCTTGCTGTAGAGAAGTGCTATCGGGCACGTCCCTTTAACAGTGACGATGAACGTTTGGAGTACCTTTTTAGTCTTTATCAGAAAATGACAGATTCCGAATAAATCATAGGGAGCTCCGTAATGCCGAATCTTGTTGATGTTAATTATGCTCAGACGGGCCAGAGTCTTTCTACAAATCATTTGGGAATGCGTGAGATGCAGGAGCGTGCCTTTGCATCGAGAAATGCACAATACCTTCTACTCAAAGCACCTCCTGCATCGGGTAAATCCCGTGCTCTGATGTTTTTGGGGTTGGACAAACTCTACAATCAGGGGCTGACGAAAATCATTGTCGCAGTACCTGAACGTTCAATTGGTGGATCTTTTGGGCGCACGAATCTTACCTTACATGGTTTTTTTGCCGATTGGGAATTTAATTCTGACAACAACCTCTGCACACCAGGTGGTGAGGCGAGCAAGGTTGGGGCCTTTAAAAAATTTATTGATGATTCCAATGAGACGATTTTAATTTGCACCCATGCAACCCTTCGGTTTGCCTTTGAGGCCGTGGATGAAACGGTTTTTGATGACACACTTTTGGCAATTGATGAGTTTCATCATGTTTCTGCAGATGTGGATAACCGGCTGGGTGAAGTGATGCGTTCAATCATGAATAATACCACGGCTCATATCATTGCAATGACGGGTTCGTATTTTCGAGGGGATAGTGTCCCAGTTCTGACGCCCGAGGATGAAGCGAGATTTTCGAAGGTTACCTACAACTACTATGAACAACTTAATGGCTATAGTTATTTAAAAACACTTGGAATTGGTTACCATTTTTACCAAGGGCGGTATTTAAGCGCAATTAAAGAGGTCCTTGATAACGATAAGAAAACCATTTTGTATATACCAAATGTTAACGCCGCAGAGTCAACCAAAGATAAATATAATGAAGTGGACACAATCCTTGATGTGATTGGCAATGTTTCCCACCAAGACCCTGATACTGGAGTGATTTTTGTAAAGCGACATTCCGACGACAAAATGATTAAGATTGCAGATTTGGTTAATGATAACCCTAAAGATCGAGATAAAATTGTCGCGTATTTGCGTCAAATTGAAAACGTTGATGATTTGGACCTGATTATTGCTTTGGGGATGGCAAAAGAAGGGTTTGATTGGCCTTTTTGTGAGCATGCATTGGCAATCGGATATCGTGGTTCGTTAACTGAGATCATCCAGATTATCGGTCGGGCCACAAGGGATAGTAGTAATAAAACTCATGCCCAGTTTACAAATCTCATAGCCCAACCCGATGCAGCTGATGGACAGGTAAAGGTTTCAGTAAATAACATGCTGAAAGCCATTACAGCTTCATTGTTGATGGAGCAGGTGCTTGCACCAAATTTTAAGTTCAAAACAAAACGGTTCGATGGGGATAAAGGCGATGAGGGCACTATAAAAATCAGAGGATTCAAGGAGCCTAGTTCTAAACGGGTCAAAGAGATTGTTGCTTCCGATTTAAACGATCTGAAAGCAGCTATTTTACAGGATCCGACACTGCTTCAAGCATTGCCAGGTGAATTCATTGATCCCGAAGTAATCAACAAGGTTTTGATCCCGAAACTGATACAGACCAAGTACCCTGAACTCAATGCTGAAGAAGTCGAAGAGGTTCGTCAGCACGTTGTTGTGGATTCGGCAATAAAAACAGGAGAGGTTAAGGAGGTTGGTAATCGGCGGTTTGTCCGGATGGCCGGAAAATTTGTCAACATCGAAGAGCTTCATATCGATTTAATTGATAGCATTAACCCTTTCCAAAAAGCTTTTGAAATTCTTTCAAAGTCTGTTACATCAAGCCTTCTTAAAGTTATACAGGAAACGATTAATGCGAACCGTATCGAAATGACAGATGAAGAGGCTGTCATTCTTTATCGTGATAAAATTGGGCCTTTTATGAAACAAAAAGGAAGGGAACCAAACATCCATTCAACAGATCCTCTTGAAAAAAGGATGGCCGAAGCAGTGGTCTACCTGAAACATAAAAAAAGGCAGCAGGCAAGTGGAAAAAGTTAATGATTGATTTTGAAAAAGAGATGGATGCTATTTTACAAGGTGATCCTCTGGGGATATTGCAGATAAAGCCTAAAGTATCTTCTGCAATAACAGCTGATGAACGATTGATTTCCTCATTTGAAGAAATTAACGATTTTATACGTGAACATGGCTGTGAACCAGAAGCGAGCCGAGATATCCGAGAGCGTAGCCTTTATAGCCGCTTAAAAGGACTACGAGAATCCCCAGAGAAGGCCATCTCTCTTAAATCACTTGATACCTTTGGTTTGTTAAGTAGTGTCATTGCAAAGGCTGAGAAAGAGATAAAAACAATAGATGATGTGCTGGGTGATGATGCACTCGGTTTGTTAGGTGGTGATGATACGGTCGGGGTCGATGATTCAGATATCTTTAACCTTCGAAATGTGCCTGAAACCATTGAGATGCCAGATAAGATTGCCAGGCGGAAACGATGCAAAGATTTTGCTGACTTTGAGTCGCTTTTCAAACAGTGCCATGGGGATTTAAAATCAGGGAAAAAAGAGTTTCGGAAGTTCACCGGTGAGCAGCAAATCACGCCAGGTCTTTTTTTTATTCTGAATGGTGTGATGGTGTATGTTTCTGAGGTTGGAAGAAGAGAGATGAAGCGGGGCAAAACCAATGCCCGATTGAGATGTATTTTTGAGAATGGCACCGAGTCCAACATGTTGCTTCGCTCTTTGGCTACAGAACTTTATAAAGATGAAAATGGCCGGAGAGTGGTTGACCCCTATAGTGATCTTTTCACCGAAATAGACCAGGTGAATGAGAGCGATGATGCAACCGGGTATATTTATGTTCTCAAATCTTTAAGTGATGATCCACAAATTAGGGGGGTCGAAAACCTCTACAAAATAGGTTTTTCAAGTCAGCCTGTCGAGAACCGTATCAAGAATGCAGCAAAAGAGCCAACTTATCTGATGGCTGATGTGGCAATAGTCACTGAGTTTCAGACATACAATTTAAATCCTCAAAAAATGGAATTGTTGTTACACACATTTTTTGCCGAAGCGTGTTTGAATCTGGATGTTTTTGATGGTGAAGGAAGGAGATATGCACCGCGTGAGTGGTTTGTCGTCCCATTACATGTCATTGAAACGGCGGCTCAACTTTTGGTCAATGGGGAAATTATCAATTACAGGTATGATAGTTTGAACCATGTGATTGTTGAAAAATAAATGATGTATCTTAAGTGCAAAGAAGGTTCACATCTATATGTTTGATATAGATGTGAAATGTCATTCCAAGTGCTTGTGAGATCCTCCTTTCGCATGTAAAGAATTAATTTTTATATATTTCGGGGTGAGATTTAATAAGTGATTCTATCACTTTATTAAATGTTTGTTGGGTATTTTCGCGTTGACCTAAGGGGGCAGCATCAGGACAATATTGACTAAATCGTTTAAACATTCTTTCATAGTTCCTTTGTTTTACGTGATCTCTCAATAGTACTATTACTACCTCAGCTGTATAAATAGCTTCATCGCGGCTTGAGTGAATCGAGATCGAAGAGGAAATCGCATCAATACTAGCAGCTAAATGAGTTAGGCCTTGTTCGCTTAGTGAGTTCCATGCATAATAAGGTGAATAAATAAGGGTTGAAATTAATGATGCCATATAAAACGCTAATTCTGTATTACTTGTCTCGTTTGTAGGAGAGACAAATCCTTTCAGGTCGTGATACAAATACCATTTATATTCATCAATAATTGAATAATCGAGTGGATTTGTGAGAGGTTGAAAGATATTATGAGGTAAAATTGATGCGTTGTTCTTTTGAGTGGTTGTACCGTTGAAATGCCCTATAGACTCAGCATCAGTAAAAATTCTGCAGCCTTTGCCACTAGCTTCTGCCTTCGCTGCTTTGGTGATAGCTTCGCCTAATATGAATTCACCAAATGACTCTTTATTATTATTTGGAAATATTATTTCACCATAACTTAACCCTCCACGGCACAACACCCCTCCTCTCGTTGTTTTCCACATAAGGTCCGATGCTGCACATAATAATTCCTCAGTATTTTCTGACCATACAAAGGCACAATCTGATAACTGAGAGACACGTATATCATCATATCGATGCTGGATATCTCTAAGGCATTCTCTAAAACGGGTTAATACCCAAGCTGCAATATGTTGGTTTTTACCAGAAAATGTTGCGTTATTTTCAATTGCGTAATTTCCGTTTTTTACACTTATTGAACTTAAATCAATAAGACCTTGGGTCAGTGAGCTCATACCCAATATATCGATAAAAAAAACGCCTGCTTCTTTGGTTTTAAATTTCAAAATAACACTCCTAATAATATAAATTAAAGTTGCAGAGTGGCACTTGCCTTAAACTTTTTCTGCCATTTATAGGATGATAGCAAAGCATAATTCTTATAACTGATCAAGAAAGTAAAAAAACAATACCCCCCTAACCCCACCATCCCCTTTTCTGTAGCTTTCCAAAATAAAGTGTCTTTCTTGTCGTTCTCGTCTTTCTTGTCTTCCTCTTAGCGGACACCCACCATTATCCTATGCCATATTCCCCCCATGGCTATTTTTACTCTACAAGAACTCGACGAACAGATCGCAGCTTTTAAGCTGGCTCTCCAGGCTCTGGCTGTGAATCAGTCTTACAAGTTGGACAGGCGGGAGTTTGTCCGGGCTGACATCGAAGAGATCCGGAAGACCTTGGTGTTTCTGGACCAGGAGCGGAGCAAGCTGCTTTCCGGGGCCGGTCCGAAGTTTGTCACGGGGAGGATCGTTCGATGACTCCTTTATTATATGGGCCGGACAATCGGCCCCTTTCGTCCTCGTCGTCCGTTGCGGCCAATACCTCCTACGGCGTGCATCGGAAGGCGGGGGGCCATTCCGGGACGTTGGCCAACTGGATGACGTTCCGGATGAACCGGGATTCTGAGCCTTATGAGCGCAGCACCATTGCGTCTCGGGCTCAGGACCTGGTGGCCAATGATCCCCATGCGGCCAACATCGTGGACAGCATGGGGGTGAGCGTGGTGGGGACGGGGCTTCGGCCCCAGTCCCGGCCCAATTGGAAGCTGCTGGGGTGGAGTGAAGAGCAGGCAGAAACCTTTCAGACCCAGGCGGAGTGGGCGTTTTCCATTTGGGAGACCGAAGCGGATGCCGCCGGGCGGCTTCCCTTTTGGGCGATTCAGTTTCTTTCGGTTCAGTCCCTGGTGGTGAACGGGGAGTTCCTGCGGATCCCGGTGATGAAAGACAAGCCGGGCCGGACGTTTTCTTTGGCGTTGCAGTGTGTGAACCCCCTTCGGATGTATACGCCCTCGGACTTGACCCAGGACACCAGCATTCGGGACGGGGTGACCCTGGGCGAGTTTGGGGAGCCCTCTTCGTATTGGATAGCCAACCCGGACAACGCCTACACCTCCTACAGCCTTCCCTCGGCCAGCTTCGCCCAGGTGCCTGCCTGGGTGGGGCATCGGCCCGGGGTATTCCACTCCTTTATACAGAAGGAGGATGAGCAGGTGAGGGGGATATCCCTTTTGGCACCGGGGATGAAGTTCTTCCGGGATCTGAACGACTACCTTGATTTTGAGCTGGTGGGCGCCATTGTGGCGGCCAGCTTTCCTGTCTTTATCAAAACCCCCAATGCCGAAGAGTCCGCCCCTCCTTTAAACGGTGATGCCGTTGCCGCCGGTGAGCTGACACGCCACCAGGATGTGGCGGCAGGGACCATGATCTACGGTAACCCCGGCGAAGAACCCCACGTGTTGGAGTCCAAGCGGCCTGGCAACACCTTTCCCGAATTTGTGGAGCGGATCCTCCGGGGCATCGGTGCCACCGTGGGCATGCCCTACGAGGTGGTGGCCAAGGATTTTTCAAAGACCAACTACTCCAGCGCGCGTGCGGCCCTTTTGGAAGCCTGGCGTGTGTTCGGGTTTTACCAGAAGTGGCTGGTGGACAGCTTTTGCCAGAAGGTCTGGGAGATGGTCCTGGAAGAGGCGTGGCTTCGGGGGATGATTACCCTGCCTGCCGGATCCCCGGACTGGTACGAAGCGCGTCACGCTTACACGCGCGCCATGTGGATCCCGCCCGAACGTGATGACGTTGATCCCCTTAAAACCGCCCGGGCCAACCAGATCAACCGCGAGAGCGGGAACGGGACCCTGGCCAAAATTGCCGCACGGCAGGGCATGGACGTGGATTCATACATTGAGCAGCTGGCTCGGGAGAAACGGAAGCTCAAAGCCGCCGGGCTGTTGCCGGAAGAACCCGCGACGCCTGAAACCAAGAAGGACAAGAAGGCCAAGGCCGACGCGGCAGATGCCTTGATTGAAGAGACAGAACAGGAAGAGGAGGCAGCCAATGCCTGAACGACTGCATGGACGGCCCTGGGCCATCACCATGGATGCCTATGAGGCCATTGTGGCCCTGGTGGAATCCGGCAAGATCGATGCCTCCATGTTTGGAGATGCGGACGGGGAGGGCACGGACCTTGAGGTCATCGATTCGGTGGCAGTGATCCGTGTGTCCGGAGTCCTTCAGAAGGAGCGGACCAGGTACTACTTCTGGCTGGAGCGGGAGAGCACCTATGCGCAGATCCGCGAGCAGGTGGAGGCGGCCCTTGGGGACTCTGGGGTGAAGGCGATCTGCTTCAAGGTGGGGTCCCCCGGTGGGGATGTGGACGGGGTGAAAGAGCTTTCCGATTTTCTCCACCGGGCGGCCCTGGAAAAACCCATTTACGCCTACGCAGACGGCCAGATGTGCAGCGCGGCCTATTGGCTTGCCTCGGTGGCAAAAGAGATTGCCGCGCCCTCCACGGCCCAGGTGGGCAGCATCGGGGTTCGGGCCATGCACGTGGACCGGTCCAAGGCCCAGGAGAAGGGCGGATACAAGGTGACGTACCTTACCGCCGGGAAATACAAGGCCATGGGCAACCCTTCGGAGCCCCTGGACGAGGAGTCCACCGCTTACCTGCTGCATCCGTTGAACCAGATCTACACCATTTTTATTGATGACGTCGCCCGGAACCGTGGCGTGTCCACAGACAAAGCCCTCGCCATGGCCGATGGAAAAGTGTTCCTGGCGCAGGAGGCCCTGGATATTGGCCTTATTGATCGCGTGGAGGAGAGCTTTGACACCTTTTTAACCAGAATCAAAGAGAAAGAGGAGGTCTTCGTCATGGAGTACGGAGAGTTTCAGGCAAAACATCCCGATTTGTACACCAAAGCAGTCAGCGAAGGCAGGGAGGCTGCCCAACAAGCCGCCACGGACCAGGTGAAAGCGGAATCCGAGCGGATTATGGGCATCGTCTCTGCCGTCGTGGGCGAAGAGCAGGGCTCAAAACTCACCGCCCTGGTGATCAGTGGGGCCACCGTGGCCCAGATCGAGGCCTTTGGCCAGGTGCTGGGCACGCCCGGGGCAACCACCGAAGAGGAAGAGCCCGGCGAGGACGGCAAAGACAAGGCGAGCCGCCAGGCGATCCTGGACGGGCTTCAGTCGGCGCATTCCGATGGGGTGAGGCCCGAAGCCGGAGCCGACAACCTGACCACCGTGGATGTGGACAAGCAGGCTTCCGCCCTGGCTGCCCTGGTGTAGCCGGAAAACCCCTTTTAAACGTGAGGAGAGAAGAGCGATGCAGCAGATGATTAAGCACGGGGATGTGATCAAGGATCGTGCCTTTTTGGGTGACCATCCCGTTATCACGATGTCCGGCATATTGAAGCAGGGCAGGGCGTATGTGGCCGGTGAGGTTTTGGGGCAGGTGACGGCGGATAAGAAGCTGACCGGGCTGGCCCCGGCGGCATCCGACGGCACCCAGGCGGCCATGGCCATCCTGGCCGGAGACGTGGACGCCACGGCAAGCGATGAGCCGTGCGTCATCGTGGCTCACGCGGAGGCCGTGGCAGAGGGCCTTGTCTGGCCGGAGGGCATCACGGCGGTACAGAAGGCGGCGGCGGTGGCCCAGCTTCAGGCCGTGGGCATTTACGTAAAATAGGCCCCTTTGGGGGCATGGATCATAAGGGATAGAGGAACATATGGAAATTGCATGGAGAGTACTGACACGGGCGGTGGAGCAGCTGAAGACCCCGCCCCGGATGCTTCAGGACCTGATCTTTAAAGAGAGGAACACCAACGAAGCAGACACCATTGACGTGGACATCACGGTGGGGGGCCGGAAGCTGGCCCCCTTTGTGACGGACGTGGAGGGCGGCAAGATTGTGTCCGGGTCTACCCGGTCCCAGCGTTCGGTGAAGACCCCGCGCATCCGTTTGAAGGATCCCCTCACCGCCAAGAAGCTTCGCGGCGAGCGCGGCGCAGGGCAGCCGTTCTATGCCTCCGGGCCGAAGTCGGTGGAGGAAGCGGAGCAGTCCAAAATCATGAAGTCCATGAAGGAGCTGAAGGACAAGGTCCTCACCACCCTGGAGTGGATGTGCGCCCAGGCCCTTACCGGCAAGATCATCGTGGAGCAGGACAACGTGGCCTTTGAGGTGGATTACCAGATCCCCGAGGACCACAAGGTGGTGCTTACCGGCGAATCCAAATGGATGGGTGCCGATGCTGACCCCTTGAACGACATGCAGTCCTGGAACGACATGATCGTGGACAAGCTTGGGCGCGGGGCCGCCATCATGATCTGCGGCACCGAGGCGGCCAAGTGGCTCCGGAAGAAGGTGCCCAAGGATGAGTGGATGGACCGGACAAAGAACGTTCAGGTGGGGGGGCTGGTCTGGGAGATGTCCTCCAACTATATGGGCAACCTGGGCGGCATCGATATCTACCGGTACGGCTCCTCCTTCGACGATGCTTCCGGAGCGGCCCAGAAGCTCATCGAGGCGGACAAGGTCTACATGGTGGCCACCGATGCCCGGATCAGCATCGAGTTCGGCAACATCCTGGACCTGGACGCCAACGTGGTGGGCGAGTTCTTCGCCAAGAACTGGAAAGAGAAAGACCCCTCCGTGCTGTGGAACCTGGTGGAGTCCCGGCCCCTGCCGGTTCTCTGGGAGCCGGAAGCGGTTGTGGAAGCGGACGTTCTGTAAACCCTTTTATCCCATTTACAGGCCTCCGGCAGCGTTGCCGGAGGCCATCAAAGGAGCACTCTGTGGCGAGCAAAAAAATCAAACTCAAAGAAATATCCCTGCTGAAAACCGTGAAGCATGAGGGTGAATACCATCCTCCCGGTGAAGTGATGACAGTACCTGAAGACATTGCAGATGAGCTGATCGATCTGGAAGCGGCGGTACCTGTGATGGCTGTGGCAGCGGTAAAGGAGCGTGAGCTCCTCGACGCGGACGAATAAGGCGGCAACATGTCTACGCGTAGACATTCCCCCGAAAGGGCTTGAACGAGATGGACGCAACAACCTGGAAGGCCCTTGAGGTCTGCTCGAAGATCATGACCAACCACGGCACTTGGGTGGGGCTTGTTACCCTTGCCCTGGGGTTGTTTGCCGGGAACGGCTGGCAGCTTCGGATCCAGGAGCGGCTGAAGAGCAGCTTTCGGAAAGAGCTGTTCGGCAAGATGGAGACGGGCAAGCAGATCAATGACGCCCTGGATGGCCTGCTCATCGATCTGGATTGCGAGCGTGCCACGGTTTTTCAGTACCACAACGGCAACCAGAATGCGGTGGGGGTTCACTTTGACCGGTGCAGCAACACCCATGAGCGCGTCCAGGTGGGGGCCTCGCCCCTCATGACGACCTTGCAGAGCCTGCCCAACTCCTTTTTTGCGAGCTGGAACACCGAGATGATGAAGATGAAGGAGATCCACTGCCCGGACCTTGAGACCGTTCGGGAGCGGGATTTCGGGCTTTACCAGTTCCTGGCGGAGCAGGGTGTCCGCTCCTTTTATCTGGTGGGGATCTTCTCCTTTGACGGGGACCCGGTGGGCTTTGTGGGGATCCACTATTGCAGGCAGCCCCGGGACCTGTCCCCGGCTGAGCTGGACCGGCTTCGGGCCACCTCCCTGAAGATCTGCGGCCTGGTGTTGGCCGGGAAGGGGGATGCGTGAGGCTCTCTCTGCTTCGCACGGAAACCTGCGACCAGGGGACCTTCGGGGTGATCATGGCACCGGACGGCAACGTCTACCGCACCCTGGAGCTGCCCTGGCGGGACAACAGGCCGAATCTCTCCTGCATCCCTGCCGGGATCTATGAGGTGCGGTGGGTGTATTCGCCGAAGTTTCGGTGGTGCTACCAGGTGATGGACGTGCCGGGCCGGACTCACATTAAGATGCATTCGGCCAACTACGGCGGGGACGTGACCCAGGGGTTCCGGACACACCTTCTGGGGTGCGTGGCCCTGGGGATGTACACCGGGACCTTGGGGGACCAAAGGGCGGTGCTCTGCTCCCGCATGGCGGTGTCTGCCTTCAACCGGGCCCTTAAGCGAGAGCCTTTTACACTGACGATCAAGGAGCTTTACAGATGATTGAACTTTTAACGGGCTCGGCCTTTGGGCTTATCGGCTCTGTGGTTACCAACCTTTTCGGCTTGTTCAAGCAGCGGCAGGTGGACAAGCAGGAGGTGACCCTCCGGCGCATCGATCTGGAGGCCATGGACAAGGAGTATGAGTTCCGGGACCGATCGGCCACGCGGGAGGCGGAGACGGCCCTTACCCTGTCGGCGGACGTTTTGATGAAGGAGAGCTTCGGCCACGACGCGGCCAGCTACTCCAAAGGCGTGAAGCCCGGGGCCGTGGGATCCTTCCTCCTGGTGCTGGTGGACTTTATCCGGGGGCTTACCCGGTCCGGTCTCACCATCTACCTGATCTGGCAGGTGCACGCCACCCGCACGGAGGTCCAGGGCGTGCTGGACGGCATCGGGGCTGCGGCCCTGGATGCGGGGACGGCCCTG